AAGAGTAAAGCATATACCGAGGACGCAGCAACCCGGCTGCTTGATCAGATAAACCAGCAGACTGCTGCCATGCAGTCCCAGCTGGATGCCAGTGACAAGCTTAACAGCGCGACACAGGCTCGCATCAAGTTCGAGCAGCAGATTGCTGACCTCAAATCTAAAACGCAGCTCACAGCCGACCAGAAGTCGATCCTTTCCCGTTCAGATGAAATCCTCCAGGCATATAAGCAGCAGGAGGCACTGCAAAATTCCGTCAAAACCCTGGACGACTACCGGAAGATGCAGGAACAGGTAAAGACGAAGGATGAGCGGACCAACGATCTGCTTAAAACCCGTCTTGAACTGCTGGAGAAGGCCAAAGCAACCGGGCAACTAAAACCCGGTGAATATGAAAAAACGCGGGCAGAAATTTATCAAAACACCGATATGCAACTGCCCTCGACGGTTCGTAATGTTGTAGGAAACCTGACACCCACAGGAGGGCGACTCTCAGGAACTTTTGAGGGGATGCAGGGGCAAATCAACGAATATGGACAGGCTCAGCAAGAGCTCCAGCGCTGGCTGGCAGCTCAGGAGGAAGCTTATGCGAAGGCCGGTGAAATAACTGCCGAGGGTGAGGCCAGAATGACCTCTATTCGTCAGCGTGCAGCGGATGCAAATCAGGTCATAGAGGCTCAGAAAAACACCATCATATCTGCGGCCACGCAGTCCTTGTTTGATAGCACCGCTGAAATCATGCGAACGGGGTTTGGTGAGCAATCGGCAATCTACAAGGTCGCTTTTGCTGCGAGCAAGGCATTCGCTATCGCGGACTCAATGGTGAAAATCCAGCAGGCTATAGCAAGCGGTGCAGTAAGCGCGCCTTATCCGGCCAACATCATCGCTATGGCCTCAATCGCTGCGCAGACTGCCAGTATCGTCTCAAATATCCAGGCTGTTTCAGGTGTTGGCTTCGCCTCCGGCGGTTACACAGGCCCCGGTGGTAAGTATCAGCCAGCGGGTATTGTTCACAAAGGAGAGTACGTCTTCGACCAGGCGTCAACGAACCGGATCGGCGTGTCTCAGCTTGAGGCACTTCGAAATGGCCAACGCTAGATGCAACTCTGGGGCGTACAGGGTTTGGTACTGGTGTTCAGAACGTTAACAGCGACAACAGCAGCAAGACCACCATCCATGCTCCCATTGAGCAGCATTTCCATACGCCGCCCGGTGTGACACCTGATCAGATGGCGTTCTCCATGGCTCAAACGCAGAAGCGGGCGACAACGGAAGCCCTTGATCAGGTTGCTGCGCAAGTGTTGAGAGGAGATGGGAAAGTTGGTAAGGCAATGCGCAGTAAATATCCAGGCAGAGGGTTAGAGTGATGACTGATATCTACTACCCGCATGACAGTCTTCCGATGCCATTACAGGAAGGATACGGATTCCAGCCTGTAAGCCCGTTAAAACGAACCCAGTTAACCACCGGTCGCGCGAGGCAAAGGCGAGCTTTTACGTCCACGCCGACGCAGGCCAGCATCACCTGGTTTATGGAAACCGATGCGCAGGGACTGGCGTTTGAGTCCTGGTTCCGTGATGCGTTATCTGACGGGGCTGCATGGTTCATGATGAAACTGCAGACGCCGGCAGGCATTAAGTTTTACAAATGCCGCTTCACAGATATTTATCAGGGACCGGTGCTGGTGGCCCCGATTTACTGGAAGTACACGGCGACGCTTGAATTATGGGAACGCCCCCTTGCTCCTGCCCCATGGGGTAATTACCCGGAATGGATCGTCGGCAGCTCACTGCTGGATATTGCGCTGAATAAGGAGTGGCCGAAGCATGACGCAGATTAAACGCCTCTACGCCAGCTGTGGGCCGGAGGTGATCATTGAAACGCTGCAGATCACCATTGGTTCTGACGTCCATTATCTGTGCCAGGGTTACGAGAACATCACGGCAACGACGGAGAACGGCGATACCGTAACGTTTACCGCCTGTGCAATAGACATTGCGCTGCCGGCGCGCAATGCGGACGGTACGCAAGATTTGAAATTTGCCCTGTGCAATATCGATGGTGTTGTGTCCACGGCGATCCGCAATGCGCTGGCTAACCGTCTGTCTGCATCGCTGACGTACCGGCGTTATATCTCCACGGATTTAGCGGCCCCTGCGGAAGTGCCTTATACGCTGAAAATCAAGTCTGGTTACTGGACGGCGACAGAGGCGCAGATTACCGCGGGTTATATGAATATCCTCGATACCGCCTGGCCGCGATACCGCTACACGCTCCCTGTATTCCCCGGACTGCGTTATATCAGCTAAGGGATCCCAATGTTTAACCCTGATAAATACCGTTCAGTCACCTGGCTGAAGGGCGGGCGCGTATATCCGCAGCTCGACTGTTTCGGCATTGTAAATGAGATACGTCGCGACCTGGGGCTACCTGAATGGCCGGATTTTGCAGGTGTGACCAAAGATGGCGGGGGCCTCGACCGGGAAGCGCGGCGGATGATGCTTACCCTTGAGCGCTGCGAACCCTGCGAAGGGGCCGGGGTGGCCTGTTATTCCGGGTCGACTGTCACCCACGTAGGGATCGTGGTCAGTATCGGTGGTCTGTTGCATGTGGCGGAATGCAACCCGGGTACGAACGTCACCTTTCTGCCGTTGCCGCGGTTTAAGCGGCGATTTGTCAAAGTGGAGTTCTGGCAATGACCATTCGTTTTTACCCGTCCCGGCTTCCCGGTGAACCACTCGAAACGCATGAGCATGGTGTAACCAGTATTCGCAGCTGGCTGGTGGCAAATGTTGAAGGCTACGAGGATCGGTATGTCCCACCGCTGACCGTTGAGGTTGAGGGGCTGTTAATTCCGCCAGGCGAGTGGGCTAAGTGTGTGATTCGCCCTGATAGTGATGTCAGGCTTTATCCGGTGCCTTTCGGGCTTGAGGCCGCGACAATTGCCTGGATAGGAGTGGGCATTGCCGTCGCATCTGCGGCTTATTCATTGTTCATGATGAGTAACATTGATGCCGGCGGCTATACGTCATCCACAGGTCGAAGCCTCGACCTGAACCCCGCTAAAGCAAACAGCGCGAAACTGGGTGATGCGATTCGTGAAGTTTTTGGGCGCGTGCGTATTTATCCGGATTATGTCGTGCAGCCCGTAACCCGGTTTGATGCCGCCGATCCTACGAAAATGCGCGTCCAGATGCTGCTGTGTCTCGGTGTCGGTGATCTGATTTATACCAATGGCGATATCCGGGTTGGCAGTACGCCAGCTTCAACGCTACCGGGATTCAGCAGCACCCATTACCCGCCAGGCGCGGACGTTTCCGGTGATGAGCGCAGCGAAAACTGGGTCAACTCCACCGAAGTGGGCGGGACGTCATCCGGCACCGGGCTGGATATGGCCCAGACGTCGCCGGACGCAGACGACATTATTGCAGACAGCATGACCGTATCCGGTTCGAGCGTAACGTTTACCGGGCTGGACACGGATGATGATGACGATAATGACGAGAACGATAACGCGCTACCACCCAACTGGGTCGCCGGCGCCGTGGTCGAACTGAAAGCCCCGGCTAACTACCAGATCACCACGGCGGCCGGATACAGCGTTATCGCAAGCCCGCTGCTGACGGAGATCGCCCCGGTGGTTGGGATGCCGGTGACGCTGGGGTTTAACTCTGTCGATTACGATCTGTTTATCGCGTCATATACCCCCGGCCAGGCTGCAGTGCCCGGCACCGGGGGGAGTGCGGCAAAAGTCCAGGCCAGTGCGACCCCAACCACCTACGATTTTTCGACCAGCTCCAGCACGTTCACGATCACCTGGCAGGGGGTTACCTACCCGGTGTCACTGGTGGCTAACTACGTCTCGATGTCGGGACTGCTGGCGGCCATCACCGAGGGACTCACTGGCTCCGGCCTGGTTGCGCAGGACAACGGCGGCACCGTACTGATAACCGAGTCGGCCAGTCCGTTCGCGGGTGGGGAGATCACGTCCTCTTCGCTGCCTGCAGCTGTTTTCGGTGATGCTCCGGTTTACACCTCCGGCACGGCATCAACCGGCGGCAGCCCGGCGGTAACGGCGAATGTGACGCTTGCCTATAACAGCGCCACGGGAACAGCCTTTTCCGGCATGCCGGAGGGGGTGCAAAGGCTTTCACTTGCTCACCGCGGGAATGAGTACCGCATTGTCTCGACCGACGGCACAACGGCGACGGTGGCGCGCCTGGTTAATGGTGCCGTTGATGAGTCATGGCCGGGATTCACCGCCCGGACGATGATCGACTATGAGGCCACTGGTCTTAACGACACGTTGAGTTGGCTGGGGCCGTTCCTGGTTTGCCCTGAAAATGAGACCGTCGATATGTTCGAGGTGAATTTCTCCTTCCCGAACGGCATCTGTGGCTTTGACAGCAAGGGGAAAAAGCGGCTTCGGCATGTTGAGTGGGAGATTCAGTATCGCGTCTACGGTTCCGGTTCGGGGTGGGTGAGTCACCAGGGCGAGTATGCGCTGAAAAACGTCAACGGGTTAGGTTTCACTGAGCGGATCACCCTCAGCTCACCAGGGCTGGTAGAGGTTCGCTGCCGTCGGCGCAATGAGCAGGGCTCAAACAACGCGCGAGACAGTATGTACTGGCAGGCGCTGCGCGGGCGACTGCTGACGCGCCCTTCATCCTATCCCGGCGTGTCGCTGATGGCGGTGACCGTTGAGACGGGCGGGAAGCTGGCGGCGCAATCAGACCGTCGCGTTAACGTTGTGGCCACGCGCGCCTATGACTCAGGAACGGCCAGAACCATTTCGGGGGCGCTGCTGCATGTCGGGAACTCGCTGGGGCTGGAGATGGATGCCGACACCATCAACGCGCTGGAGTCTGCGTACTGGACGCCACGGGGAGAGTATTTCGATTTCGCTACCGGCGACAGTATCTCTGCGCTGGAAATGCTGCAGAAGATAGCCAATGCCGGGAAGTCACGTTTTCTGCTGAGTGATGGCCTGGCGACGGTCAACCGTGAGGGGATTAAGCCCTGGACTGGCGTGATCACTCCGCATGAGATGGTGGAGGAGCTGCAGAGCGGATTTACCGTACCGTCCGACGATGATTTTGACGGTGTCGACGTGACGTACATCAACGGCGTCACCTGGGCAGAGGAGACCGTTAAATGCCGGACGCCTGATAATCCCACGCCGGTGAAAATCGAGAACTACAAACTCGATGGGGTACTGAATCAGGATCACGCCTACCAGATTGGCATGCGTCGCCTGATGAAATACCTGCAGCAGCGGGTGACGTTCCAGACCACTACCGAGCTGGACGCGCTGTGCTACAACACGGGCGATCGCATTGTGCTCACGGATGATATTCCGGGTAACAACACGATTTCCTGTCTGGTGGAGGCGATGACAACGGCTGGTGGCCTGACAACGTTCACCGTTACGGAGCCGCTGGACTGGTCTTTCGAAAACCCCCGAGCGCTGATCCGCTATCAGGATGGCTCTGCATCCGGGCTGATGGTGGCGAGCAGGGTGGGTGATTTTCAGCTGTCAGTCCCGCACCTGAGCGAGTTTGATGACCCGACGAAGGTTGACCTGTCGTCGGCAACCATCGAGCCGATCCGCCTGGTGTTCTGCGGCTCAACGCGCCACGTCTACGACGCCATTGTAGAGGAGATCGCCCCGCAGTCTGACGGCACCTGTCAGGTCACCGCTAAAGAATACCTCGAATCGTTCTACCAGTACGACGACGCCACATACCCCGGCGACGCTGCTTAATACCAAAAAAATCCCTTTCAACTTTTCTTTCGCTCAAACCCTCGTTTGGGCGAACGCCTTTTTTGGAGCAAAAAATATGGCCTTTAACCCGGAGCTGGGGAACACGTCTCCCGCTGTGTTGCTCGATAACGCCGAGCGCCTGGATAAGCTGGTCAATGGGCCCGAGCTGACTGAACCAGATCGCGCTGGCGTTGAGCTGGATACCTGGCGCGGAATGATGGCGAAGAATGAAGCCCTTACAGAGGAGACACGACAGAATCTGATTCCTCTCAGCCGCCAGTATGCGACGCTGGCAGCGGCGCAGGCGGATATCGCGAATATCCCCGAGGGGTCGACGACCTATATAAGAAGTCCTAGCGAAAAAGCCCTGGCATTAGAAGCAATGAACAATGGCGGAGTGCTTGAACCTACAGGGCGAGCAATGCCCTCTCAGGAGGCGGTTGATGCGCTGGCCCGGCATTTTGATGGCAGCAATCCTGACTTGCTGATCGGATTTAAAGATGCCCTGAATAAAGTTTTTGCATCATGGAATCTTGCAGGCCAATACGTAGGCGATCTGGAATATGCGCAGTGGGACGAAAACGGCCGAATGTATGCTGACCTGGCCCTGCTGGGTGATATCAAAATCGTTAAAACGTATCAGAACCCGGATGTAGCATTTTATGTGCTCGATGCTAACGGGCGTGTCATGCTTGAGGTTCCGTTAGTCGAGTCAGAGAGCGACAGTGATGAAAAAATTCAGGAAATAGGAACCCGGCTTGATGTTGCGACACGCATCGACGGCCTGCTGAAATCTGAGTTTTTCGGGCTCAATTTTTTGTCGGAAACGCGCCGGGCATTAATGATGGCAGAGGCAAAGGAAGGGCAGCTAATTATCAACATTATCGGTAACAGCTGGGTTCATAATGAATGGAACCTGCCTCGCAGGCTGACTCAGGTGCTGCAGGACCGGTTCGGTGATGCAGGCGCGGGATTTGCCGGATATAACCGCAATTTCGCTCATCCGGGACGGGCTTTTCTGATTGTGCAATCGGGAAGCTGGACAGAGGAAACTGTCACGACACCAACGGGAACTAACTTCGGACCGGCTGGCTCGCAGGGGGTGACGTCGACTGCAGGCGCTGCGCTGGCATTTCAGTCCTTAACCGGTGATACCTCAGCGGCCATTTATCACAACGCGGATTCCAGCGTGTCTCCGGTGATAAAAATAAAATACAAGGATAACGTTTCTGGTGCCTCAACCGAGGAAACGCAGCTCACCCTGTCGGGAACCGGCGTCACGCGAACTGAGTTGCCTTCCCCACCTGTAACGGGAAACTGGACGGCCACGCTGACGCTCGTTTCAGGAACACTGGCTTTCTGCGGTGTTGAGCTAAAAAAAAGCACTCCGGGTGTTCGTGTCAATAAATTAGGTACTGGCGGCTCCACCTGGCGGCAGTGGACAACGCTTAACCGGGATGGCTGGGTGCAGGGTATCACGCCGCTGGCGGCAAACCTGAATATTCTGCTGGAGTCCGTCAACGGCGCCTACAGCTACGATGCGGATGCTGAGGCGGGGTACACAACGGAGATGGCTTCGAGAGTACGCTCAGCCTCTGCATTCAGCGACGTGCTGATAATCTCCCCTCCGCAAACGCTGGGAACGCCTACGTATTCTCTGAGGGATTTTGCGTACAAATTGCGCGGTATTGCGGGTTCGCTGAAGGCTGGGCATATCGATCTGCAACCCGTGTTTGGACAGTCACTGTCTGATTACAACGATAGCGGCAAGAAATACATCGTTGCCGCAGACGTTAACCACCCGACCTATCCAGCGGGGCAGTGCGTGATTACCGAAACTGTCCTGCGCGCCATCCTTTCTGCATTCTAAGGACCAGACTCATGACCACTATTTTTCAGTCATCTACGCCAGCCAATAACCCAAAACTACAGTATGCCGTGCCTGATAATCTGCTGAAAGGGTATGGGACTGAGGCGGGCACCACTGACGGTGTTTTCCTTTTTCGCCTCGATGACAAACGTTCGTTCCCACTTCAGGGCGCACCCGCCAGCCCCGCTGATGCTGCAATTCTGAACCTGGCAAACAATATTAGCGCTCAGGCGTCGCTGGGTGGGGATGTGGCGGCGTTTACATGGAATGTTGCCCGTAAATCTCTGGCACTGAACAGCCGGAGTGCCCCCCGTTACCTGCAAAGTGCGAGCAATTTTATGGCGCGGTTTGATGCAGCGACACACCCGGCAAAGAATCAATATTTCGCGCTGGGTATGTATGTTCGTATTCCGTCAGCTGATGATTTTGTCGCGGTCAGCACCAGCTACTCAGGCATCTGCGGAACGGCTGAATCTCTGACACCCGCGAACGAGTTCGGGGGGATTGCATTCACTAATATCAGCGGAACAAAAGCGATCAACGCCATTCGCGGCACTGATGCAGGTGCGCTGCGCACAGTAGCTGTCCCGGCGACTAATTTCCTCGGCAAAGTGTGCCTGGTCGTCGTCTACCGCGACGCCGCCGGAATGCACCTCTATGTCGAAGCAACCGACGGGACAAAAGCTTCTGCGATGACCGCGATTGCGAATGTCCCTGTTTTGACAACGACCATGACCAGCCGGAGCCTGAAATTTGGCGTTACTGGTTTTTACTCCGGTAGTCTCGTCTATAAACACGAGTTTTTCGGGGGATGGTTGATCGACCTGGAAACTATTGCCGTTTCTGATATCCCTGCGTTTGCATCTGCCGACCTGGCTCGCCAGATCGGCAGAGGGTGGGTTGTTGGCTAAAGGGAATTGCGGCTGTTAGTAATATGACAGCCGCTACCAGAATATTAATTTCCGTATTGTGCTCTGTAGTAAGCTTTAATCGCAGCAATATCAGATGCTGACTTCACTGCATCAAAGATGAGAATTTCTCCGTAATTAACATTATTCGCGGCAGTCGCCGCCAGTGTCAGGGGGGCGTTTTGATACGTGATTGCTGATGCCCCGGTTACGGTCATGGTACCGTCATTCACGTATACCGTCTCTGTGTCCGTCACTGGATCGTAATTCACAATCACCAGATCAATGCCGCTGGATAACGAAACACCTCCCTGCTGTGTGGATGCGCCTGTTTTGTAGTAGTACAGCTTATTATCAGTCTGAGCCTGTAGCCGCAGATGTGGCCCAGCGATCAGAAAGGTTGCCTGATTCAGGTTGTCGCGCTTAAACGCAAACGCATAGCAATAGCCGTTTTCCGCAGTTGATGGATAGACATTCCCTGAAGTTACGCCGCCGTTAGCCGTGAGGGCGCTTTTCATCGTTTTAATCCCGTTCAGGGTGGCGGCGCTGATTGCAGACCCGAGAGCGATAGCCATATCTCCCGCACGGTCAGCGAGGGTTGATTCCCGCCAGTCAAAATAATGGCTGGGGTTCCAGCGACAGGTTTTATCATCACGCTCGGAATACGTTGACGCGATGCCGCTGTTAACAGCCACGGGAATTTGCAGGAAAGTCGTTTTAGCCATTTTGTAGTTCCTTTCTGAGAGATTGTACGGCGTAGTTCAGGAGTGCGCGTTTCGCCTGATACGCGCCAATAATTCTGGCTCCGCGTGCGTTGGGGTGCGGGTCAGCCGGGTTGGTGGTGGAATAGGCGTAGCCGTTCTGGAACGCAAAATTTGAGTTGCGGATAAGGTCACGAACGTTAAATCCCAGCATTCCATATTTAGCCTGAATGACGTCAAAAACCGCGTCACGTTTAATGTGGTTGTCGCTGTACCAGCGCTCCAGAAAAACAGGCACACCCGGCAACGCATCCTGCACCCGCTCAACAATGGCGCTATAACTGGTCAGAAATTCTGAATCGGTCAGCGCGTAATCATTCTCGCCGAGATTGATAAACACCAGGTCAGGCGCAAAATACTGCATCCAGTATTTCTGGTACGAGGCCGTCTGGTTCAGGTGATATGCCGCAGTCGCGCCGCCCGAGCGTACCGAATAACGCGAACGCCACCAGCAGAGTTGATGCAGTTGAAGCTGACAATCGCAGGATACCCGGCCTGACCTGATGCGGGCGGCTCTATCTCCAGTGAATAACGGCCGGTGCCAGGGCCAAGACCTTCGACGCGAACAATGGTTATTGTTTCACTGCCCTCGGGTTGTTCGCTACCGTAGCCGTCTGCCACTCCCCGGAGCCTGCCGGGCCAATGGAGCCATCATCATTCCGGTCGGTCGCACGAAAGCGGAACTGGCTGGAGGTTCCCACGTCACCCGTCCCGGTAAACCCGACCTCCACCACGTCATGCTGGTAAATTGGGTTGCTGCGGGACGCATCTTTTACCCGGAAAAATAAATTAGTGCGACCTGTCCACGGAACAAGAGCAAAATTTAGCGGGCCACATTTTTTGCCGTAGGTCTGGTTATCCACCCAGCCAGAGTAGACCAACTCTAAATTCAGCAGATCGCGGGATGCCGTGTTGTTGTTTGATGGCGCAAAGTAACCAATCCCCCCATGACCTAACAGCGCCGCAAACAGGCTGTACATCGCATCAATAGCGCTCAGGCCGTCAGTGCCTGCGGTAAGAGAATCACCCGGCCCGCACATAATGACCAGGTATCCCCCGGTGTACGCCCGTTCCTGCATGGCGATGAGATAATTAAGCAGGCCTGTCTCCGGCAAAGCTGTCGCAGCTGACGACTCACCAGAACCCATCAACAGCAGTTGATTGTCAGCTCCAAGCACGGCGAACGGTGACGAGGCGTATCCTCTGAGAATTGATACTCCGGCATCCTGTAAAGAATCAGATGTGAGAAATGACGTCATCTCGCCGTCTGTACCGATGACTGCCAGTGGTTTTCCCGGTAAGCCATAACCGTATTTAATATCGGCTCCAGCATCGCGCAGCCTGTCACTGTCGGCACCATATTCAAGGACCTGATAATCAGTACCAATAATGACAAATTCATCAGTCCCATATCCTCTGAGAAACCTGACACCTGCGAAGGTAAACATGGATGGCATCTGGCGCCCGGTAGGCTGCAGCGTCCCGCTAACGTTCATCACCTCAACCGCAAGAGCGCTGTCATCAGGGCTACGGTAATACGTGGTGCTCCCTTCGGGGATATTCGCGATGTCCGCCTGTGCCGCCGCCAGCGTCATGTACTGCTTACTCAATGGGATTAGGTTCTGCCTGATCTCATCGTTTTTCGCCATCATCTGGCGCCACGTATCCAGCGGTTCACCACCGCGGTCGTTAACCGTTCCGGCCGGACCGTTAACCAGCTCGTCAGCGCGCTTAACGTTGTCCATGAATATTTCCGGCGTCGTCGTGCCCAGTGGCGGGTTAAGTTCGGCCATGTTTTTTGCTCCAAAAAGAGGCTTCGCCCAAACGAGGGTTTGAGCGAATGGCCGCGGCTTTTTACAATCAGCTATTTCAAGGAGTTAGATAGTGCTGATTGGCTATGCGAGGGTATCAACCGGGGATCAAAACCTCGATTTACAGAAAAACGCGCTGATCCGCGCAGAATGTGAGCTGGTTTTTGAAGACACGGCCAGTGGGAAGAATGCCCGGCGGCCAGGGTTAAAGCGAGCCCTGCGGCGGCTCCGCCCGGGCGATGTGCTGGTGGTCTGGAAACTTGACCGGCTTGGCCGCAGCGTGCGCGATCTGATTACGCTCGTATCGGAGTTGCAGGCGCGTGGGGTGAATTTCCGCAGCCTGACCGACAGCATCGATACCAGTACGCCAGCAGGGCGATTCTTCTTCCACGTCATGAGCGCCCTGGCGGAAATGGAGCGCGAGTTAATAGTGGAGCGTACCCGAGCCGGATTAGCCGCTGCTAGGGAGCAGGGGAGAGTCGGCGGCCGCCGCCGGGTAATGACAGAAGACGTGGTGGAGCGGTGCCGCAGAATGCTGGAGAACGGCGCAACCCGGCAGCAGTTGGCCGATGTGACAGGCGTGGGGGTGAAGACGATTTATAAATATTTTCCGGCTCAATGCAGCCAGTCGAATTGAGGCATCAATGCGTTACGTCTGTGCAGATCATTGATAGCTACTGCCAATATTGATCTGCTGCATACATGCATTTACTGTATTTATATACAGTACATTTGATAGGGGGAAGTATGCCGCGTTTATACGAAATCGAGACAGCTTGCCGGAACGCAATAGATATCCTGCCTAACGGAAAGCGCATCCTCACCACCAGGCGATTTCTGCAGGAACTGGAGAGATACAACTGGCACTGGTCGCAACGCCAGGCTAACCAGTGGATAGAGCACTATGTGACGACATTCCGCGACGTCTCAACGCAGGAAGGTGACGATCGCACGTTCCAGCTTTACAACCCGAATGGAGGGCTGTAATCGTGGGCTTTCCATCGCCAGCATCAGACTATGTAGAAGGACGGCTAACCGTCAATAAGCTATGCAGCATCGGCCCTAATACTCGGGTTGTAGTAACAGAAACAGGCTATGCCGTTGTGGATTTCTCCGTTAAACCAAAACAAGGAGACACCGTTTTAATTCAATACACCGGCGGTACGGATTTTGCGAAAGTTATGGGGCAGGCGTTTATTACTCGGGATGGTGAGGCGCTGGAAGGAGAGGCCCTGGACGATGTGGTAGTGTTAGGAATAGTGACATTTGTTATCAATCGTACAGGGAGGGATGATGATTGCCCGGTATAG